GGAAAACAGGTGTGCCTCATCCTGATCAGGCGAGCAGCGCATATCCCGCTTCATCATGGTCTTGACGGCCATGAAATCCTCATAGGAAACAAGTGCTTCGTGCGCCCCCTCGACCTTGACCCACTCGATTTCGTCTTTCGGCTGCACAACGCGCACCTTGTAGTTTGGCGTACCGCGCTTGCCTTGGGCAAGGACACCGATATATACCTCATTAGTGAGGATGCGCTGGACAGCCTTGTAAGTCCACTTTGCAGTGTCGCCGGTCTTGAAGACGGTATCGAACTTCACTCCCGCCGAGTGCTTATACTCCATTGGAGAAAGCACGCCCATCTGATTCAGCCTTGCAGCAATGCGACCGATGGAGAAGCCATCCTTGTACATGGCAAAGATCATCTGCACATACTCGCTGACGGCCTCATCGACGATAAGCTGGTTTTTGTTATCCGGCGATTTCTTGTAGCCATAGGGCGCGAATGCCCCGACGAACTCACCGTTCTTTTGCTTGACCTCCAAGCTGGATCGGATTTTCATGGATATATCCTTGCAGTAGGAGTCGTTGATGAGGTTTTTGAACGGGATAACAAAGGAATCCGACTGCGGATCGCCGGTCAGGCTGTCGTAAGCGTCGTTGACCGCGATAAAGCGGATGCCGAGCTGCGGGAATATCTTTTCCAGATACCGACCGCCGTCGATGTAGTTTCTCGAAAAGCGGCTGAGGTCTTTGACCACGATGCAGTCAATCGCGCCTTTGCGGATTGCGTCTTCGAGCTTTTTGAAGTTTGGACGATTGAAGGAAACACCGCTATAACCATCGTCAACGAACGGCTCACAGACAATTTCCAGATCGTCATGCCGTGCAATGTAGTCCTCGCAAATGGCTCTTTGGCTTGCAATGGAGTTGCTTTCAACTTTGTCCCCGTCTTCACGGGACAGGCGGCAGTAAATTGCCGTCCGGTAAACTTTTCCGGGCATAAAAATAACCTCCGTTTTCTGTTTGGTGTGATACATCAAATCAGAAAGACGAAGGCTTCTGCTTCTTGTATGAGGAAAACACGATAAAGCCACATGACCCTCAAGGGCAGCGGCTTAGTCCATGTATTCTTTTTTGACCTGACTTCATTGTATCACAGGCTCAATCGCTTGTCCATAGAACCGGGCGAAAAGATTCAGTTTGTTCATAATCAAAGTCCTCTCAGATAATGTTCCAGACAGTCCTCCAAGGTGGTGTCTGTCTTCGAGAAGCTAATCTTCACGACGGTCTTCCCGTCCAGATAGCAATACGGGTTTCTGATCTGTCGGATAAAATCCCGCAGCCGGTCATCCTGCGCAGCCGCAGGCTCAAGCCGGATGCTGTCCCGCTGGACAAGGGTACTGCGGTCAACCGTCTTCGGGTTGACGCTTCTCAAGGCTTCTACGCTCATCATATTACAAACACCTCCCTGATGATGTGAATTGTATTCAGGACAAAAGGATATGGCGGAGCGCCGGTTAGGGACACTCCGCCACATAGTTTTCATCCTGAAAACTTGTATGCTGAATGTAGCTAATTGGTTTGTTTCGTGTTCCGGCATATTTGCAGCTCGCACCCCTGCCAGAAGAGCCTTGCGGCTCCGGGAATGCTACGGACTACCAACGGTTAATCGGTATCATGGGACTCTCACCCCTCC